TGGTTCAAGGACAAGAGTCTTGAAGACATGGGTCGTAAGTACTGGAAGAAACGTTCATACATCTTCCAAGGTTTTGTTCGCGAAAACCCCTTGAGCGATGACAAGACCCCAGAGAATCCAATTCGCAGATTCATTATTGGTCCACAAATCTTTACAACTATTAAAGGAGCCTTGATGGATCCCGAGTTGGAAGAATTGCCAACTGACTACCTGCGTGGTCTGGACTTCCGTATCACCAAAGGATCCAAAGGCGGCTTTGCTGACTACAATGGTTCCAAGTGGGCACGTAAAGAGTCAGCATTGACCGAAGCAGAACAAGCCGCAGTTGATGCACATGGTTTGTTTGACTTGAGTACATTCTTGCCCAAGAAGCCAACTGATGTTGAGTTGAAGGTGATAAAAGAGATGTTTGAAGCAAGTGTTGACGGACAACCATACGACACCGAGCGTTGGGGACAATACTTCCGTCCTGCTGGTGTGCAAGCACCTGCTGGTTCGGCAGTACCGGCAATGACAGTAGACGGTCACGGTGATGTTCATGAAGTGGCGGCAAAGCCGGCACTCAAAGTAGCGGCTCCGGTTAGCGACTTTGATGAAGATGATGCGCCAGCACCAACTGCTCCTGTGGCAAAACCTGCCGCAACCGGCAAGGCCGAAGACATCTTGGCCATGATTCGCGCTAGACAGCAGAAGTAATCAAACAAGGCCTACGGGCCTTGTTTTTATTGTATGCCAAAACTACGCTGGACTCAAACTCATGATGCTATAGAACTTGCGGTCGTCGATCACAGTGTTTACAAATACTTTGTGGAGCAACTCAATACTAATGCTCTCAATCAATACACAGTGTCGGACCTAGGTTATGCTTCTTTGAGTCAAGAATTACATCAACGTTTTGGGCGTATACAATCTTTTGTTCAAAGTCGATTGTACTTGACAGATTTTGATATAGACATTGACCCTAGCAACCATGACGATCTCAATCATCTACATTGGCAATGGGTTAAACTACATCAACGTTTTCCTAATATTGCTACTGTTGCAGATAGTGTATTTCCGGGAGATTTGGCAGCAATTAACAAATTGATCCATGCTATTGAAGAGTCTATTTTGAATTTTGAAGCAGTTTCTCTTGATCCTAATTACAAAATGCCCAATGTATTTGGTACAAATGTATTAGGATTTGGAGTATATAACATATCTGTTGCCTACAATAATCTTGGTAAATCAACTTGGCAAAAATGGCAACACAACGATACCATCGTAGATACTGATTTAAATAATTTTTCAGAATTATATACAACATTAAGATTAAATGTGGCACGGCATCAAACATGGACGCCACCAGCAGAATATCAAAAATGGTGTAAGCAACACGGATTGTCTTGTGTGGGTAGCCAAATGCCATTGGCAAACTTTGACAAACTAGATGAAAATCTGTTACAATACAGGCAATTGTTCTATAAGAATTCACTAATAGAAAATAATTTTATTACATTGGAGTAAACATGGGAAAACCATTTGACGTAAGCAAGTTCCGCAAGGAAATCACTAAGAGCATTGATGGTCTTAGTATTGGATTCAATGATCCAACAGACTGGATAAGCACAGGCAACTTTGCTTTGAACTATCTTATCTCAGGAGACTTTAACCGTGGTATTCCACTAGGCAAGGTCACTGTGTTTGCTGGTGATTCAGGTGCAGGTAAAAGTTACATCTGTTCAGGCAACATTGTAAAGAACGCACAAGAGCAAGGCATCTTTGTTGTGTTGATTGACAGTGAAAACGCTCTTGATGAAGACTGGCTCAAGGCACTGGGAGTTGATACCAGTGAAAGCAAATTGCTCAAGTTGAGTATGGCCATGATTGACGACGTGGCCAAAACAATCTCCACATTCATGAGCGACTACAAAGCACTAGCCGAAGGCGAGAGACCCAAAGTTATGTTTGTGATCGATTCACTGGGCATGTTGTTGACGCCTACAGACGTTAACCAGTTTGATGCAGGTGAAATGAAAGGTGACCTGGGTCGCAAGCCCAAAGCACTTACTGCATTGGTTCGTAACTGTGTAAACATGTTTGGTAGCTACAACGTAGGTTTGGTTTGTACCAATCACACATACGCAAGTCAGGACATGTTTGACCCCGATGACAAGATCTCTGGAGGCCAAGGCTTTATCTATGCATCAAGTATCGTTGTTGCCATGAAGAAGATGAAACTCAAAGAGGACGAAGACGGCAACAAAGTAAGTGAAGTAAACGGTATCCGTGCAGGTTGTAAAGTTATGAAAACACGCTATGCCAAACCTTTTGAAGGTGTGCAAGTCAAGATTCCTTATACAACAGGTATGAGCCCATACTCAGGCTTGGTTGACTTGATTGAGAAAAAAGAAATGCTCAAGCGCGAGGGCAATAGTCTAGTGTTTACCACAAGCGACGGCGAAATTATCAAGAAGTTCCGCAAGGCATGGGAAAAGAACGATGACGGTTGCTTGGACAAGGTCATGGTAGATTTTAGAAACCAGAAAGCAGAGGTAAGTAATCCGGAGGAAACAGCAGATGAGTGAAACAATAGCAAGTGAAATTTGGGGAGAACTCAAGCGTTTTGTAAACACAGTGGACCGTGACGAAGCCGCTGAAACTGTGATACAGATCTTGATGGACAATGATTCTGACGTGGAAGACATTCGTGCAGCCTTTAAAGGTGACGCAGACATCAAACGTGCCCTGACCTCATACCTTGACAACGACAAGGACTATGTGGAAGAAGAGGACGAAGAACCTGAAGACGAGGATTATAACGAAGACGAAGACTGGGAAAATTAATGTCCGATAAGTTTTTCCCCATTAAGACTGACACAGCGTGTCAGTTGAAATGGAATTGGAGTACTTTGTATTTGTACAAAGGTCGGACCGCTTCGTGCCATAGAACTGGATGGGATCAAGTCTCTCTTGATGCGTTTGATACTTTTCACAATACTGAAAAAAAGCAACAAGAACGTCAACTAATGCTACAAGGCAAGTGGCCAGTTGATAGTTGTGGGTACTGCAAAGACATTGAAGTAGATGGCGGATTCAGCGATCGAATGTTGCATCTTAACGTTCCTAATAAATCACCACCAGAATTGGAAACAGATCCAACTGCGGTGGTGATTAGTCCTACCATACTAGAAATATTTTTTAATAACACTTGTAATCTTGCTTGCTTGTATTGTATACCAGAATTAAGTTCGCAAATCAGTCAAGAGAATCGCAAGCATGGTACTTTTATAAAAAATGGTGTTATTTTAGATGTTGAAGATGCGGATCCTGATTATCAACAACGACTAGATAAATTCTGGATATGGATGCGCAAAAATTCTCATACCCTCAAAAGACTTAATGTGTTGGGCGGAGAACCGTTTTATCAACGTGAATTTGACCAATGCTTGGATTACTTTGAAAATACACCTCATCCAGATCTAGAGTTGGGCATTGTAACTAATTTAATGATCCCTCCTGCAAGATTACAAAAGTATATACATCGTTTTAAGTTATTGTTGTCTACTAGAAAATTAGGCAGAATAGATATTACTGCCAGCATTGATTGTGCTGGCCCGGAACAAGAATATGTCAGACATGGCATAAACGTAAACACATGGATTGACAATTTTGAATCTTTGTTGGAACACAAGTGGTTAACGCTAAACATCAATCAAACAATTTGTTTGCTTACAATAAAAACCATGCCTGATCTACTTACAAAATTGTCTGGGTGGAGAGAAAAGCACAAAATTGGACATTATTTTTCAGTGGCATCACCCGGCCCGTCTTACTTGATTCCTGGTATACTAGGATCTGATGTGTTTTTGCGTGATTTTGAATTGATATTACATCTCATGCCAGAGACGTCCGAACAAGATAAAATTGCCAGACAATACATGGCTAGTATTGCCAATACGATTGCTAGATCAACTGCAAACAAAGTAGAATTAAAAAAATTAGAAACGTTTTTAACTGAGAAAGATAGACGTCGTGGGACAAATTGGAGATTAACTTTTCCATGGTTAGAGAAAGAATTAGAACATGTGGTATAGTCGTATAGTCGCTGGCCTAGATGCTTTGCCTGATTTTATTAGTCACTACGAGCGTGAACTTGAAGATGCCAAAAAAGATTGCAAAATCTACGGCATAGTTGAAAAGAACATCACAGCCCTACCTGGCATCACTGAGCATCGTTTCAATCAACTACAAGAGATTGAAGCAGTACTAAACTATCTCAATATCCAATTGCGTAAAATACGTAGAAAGCATTTTCAAAAGTATCTAGAAGCCTATGCCCGTGCGTTGACCTCAAGAGATGCTGAAAAGTACGTGGATGGTGAAGATGAAGTCATTGACTACGAAACTATTATCAACGAAGTAGCATATTTACGTAATCGGTGGTTGGGCATACTCAAGGGCCTGGACACCAAGCAGTGGCAAATGGGGCATGTGGTTCGATTACGAGCTGCTGGCATGGAAGATATTCAAGTGTGACCCGTTGTGCGTGATACATAATAGTATGAAAAAAACTGCTTTTGTTACAGGCATGACTGGCCAGGATGGTCCGTATCTTGCCAAATATCTCATTGAAAAAGGCTACCATGTTTATGGGCTAGTCAAACGCTATTCAAATCCCAACTTAGAAAATATCAAATGGTTAGGGATTGAAAATGACATTGAACTCATCACAGGTGACATTACTGATGAGAACAACATGAATCACATCATGCAAAGTGTCAAGCCACAAGAAGTCTATAACCTTGCAGCTCAAAGTTTTGTTGGTATCAGTTGGGAACTGAACAAACTCACTACAGAAGTAAACTGTATGGGTCCGTTGAATTTGCTCAATTCAATTCGCCAACACAATCCCAATGCTCGATTCTATCAAGCATCCACGTCAGAGATGTTTGGCAATGCTACGGAACCAGGACTGCAAGGTGAGACCACACCATTCCGTCCACGAAGCCCATATGGGGTGAGCAAGTTGTACTCACACTGGATGACCATAAACTTCCGTGAGAGCTACAGTTTGTATGCTTGTTCTGGTATCTTGTTCAATCATGAATCTCCCTTGCGTGGTCGTGAATTTGTCACACGCAAGATTACAGACGCAGTGGCACGTATTAAACTAGGTCTGGCAGATGACGTCACCTTGGGCAATCTAGACAGTGCTAGAGACTGGGGATTTGCCGGCGACTTTGTGGAAGCCATGTGGTTGATGTTGCAACAAGAAAAAGCCAGTGACTATGTGATTGCCACTGGCCAACAGCATACCATCGGTGACTTGTGTCGCGTGGCATTTGAACATGCAGGAATCCATGAATGGAAACATCTAGTAAAAAGCGATCCGCGATTTAAACGTCCAGCAGAACTTTACAGTCTACGTGGTGATAGTGCTCGTGCTAGAGAACAGTTGGGTTGGAAACCACGTACTGACTTTGACACCATGATACGTGATATGGTTGATGCTGATATCAAAAGACTAAGCGTTTAAACGGCAAACCTGATCTAATTTCTTCCACAGTCCATTCGGTATGTGCTAGTTGTTCTAGCCATACCGATCGTTCTGACCTAGGTGGGTTTTCTATTTGTGACAAATCCCAATTGGCAATTGGACTTGCTAAACTGCTGGGTCCAACAAACGCAGGCACACCTGCAATCAATGCTTGTGAACCAGGGCCTGAATTCCAATTAACTACACAATGGGCCGACTCTAACACACGATCAAAATCAAAATCATCGTATGAGCCCGCATTAAATTGTGGACGATCAATCAAACACCCTGACGGTATATTGCACCCGCTTCTTGGATGTGATCGAATCACAACGGGTCGATCAGAGTGTTTTCTAATTTCTGCCACAGTTGATTCCAACCACTGATTCATTGGTGGTTGCCCGTGCCACTGCTCACTATCTTGCCGTTGCATAGCAATCACAATATTAGATCCGTTACGCCATGGTTGTAGTTTTAAATTTAAATTATCAGCACGATTGGGAATGAGATTGTCAAAGTTGTAACTGCTAATACCAGTACCGTTAATGCCAATCTTCCAAGTTTGTCCGCGTTGTATCATACCAATTTCGGCAACAATCACCGGCCGGCCTTGGCGTCTGAATGTGGCATAGACTTCTTGATTTGGACGCATCCGCCCGGCCCACAACATACTCCATATCACGGCCACATCGGCAGTGAGGTCATGATACACCACAGTGTGACCTTGAGACACAAGTCCTTGGGCAATGGCTTGAAAAATTGGCACTGAATTCTTAGCACCAAAATTATTAAATAGACTGATTTTCATTGGGTTAAATAGTTATATATGTATAAAATAAACTCACTGTGGTATTCTCCTGAACCACCAACTGGATTTTTTAGTGAACGACTACAGGAAGTGGTAGATGTACATTATCAAAATCGTTATCGTTGGTATGTGTATAACAATATTCCTCGCAAGCGTACCATGATTGACATTGGGGCCAACATTGGTATATTTGCTAGACCCAGTGCTGAACAGTTTGAACATGTGATATGTTTTGAACCAGTATTTAAAAACTTTGAAGTCTTGCAAAAAAATCTAGAAACATACAGCAACGTAGAA